ATCAGAGGACCCAGCGCCTCTGCGTTCTTGTTCATAATGTGAGTCAATACCTATTAGATGTGAGACGAGAATGTTTTTTTGTTATCAAAAAAATTTGATACCCCCTTCTCTTTTGAATGTCTATCACAAAATACAGTCGGCGAATCCTTTCGGGGTGTAGCATCGCTCGATCAGAAATGCTTCTCGTGGTAGAAGGAAACATAGGAGCCGGTAAGTCGACCTTTCTTCGTAAACTCAAAGAAAGATACCCTTCGATTCAAGTGTTCGAAGAAGCGATCGACGAGTGGAACACATACACCGACAACGAAATGTCGCTCCTCAAGGCTTTTTACACCGATCCGACCAAGTACGCTTTTCCGCTTCAAATGGCGATCCTTCTGTCTCGGGTGAATCAGATTCGAAATCTGAATCCGAACGACTTCAACGTCGTCGAGCGCTCCGTATTCACCGACATCCAAGTCTTCGGGCGGACGTTGTATCGTCAAAAGCGGCTGTCCGAAGTGGAGTATAAGATCATATGCGATTGGGTACAGATGTGTCAATCGTTGTACAAAATAGACGCTTTCGTCTACATCGACGTAGAACCGAACGTTTGCCAACAACGGGTGAAAATCAGAGAACGCGAGGGAGAAGAGTCCATCAACCTTGAGTATCTGCAAGAGATCGATCAAGCGCATCGCGAGTGGTTCAACACTCTCGAGACAAAGGACAAGGTGTGTCGTTTGACCGGGAACGACGATGACGACCTTTTCGAATTTCGTAGGTTCACCGAGACACAACTAGGTCACGCATTTTGAATGCATAAACAGCCGCCCGGTGTACAAGTCTCGCGTATGGTCTTTGGATTTGACGAGGAGTGTAATGCCCATATAGAACGACGACACGAGGATCACAATAGTCATGGTCGCTTGGTTGAAAGTGGCGTCGGACTTCAAGAAATTGATCTCCGTATTCAAACGGCTGTTTTTCATTCGAATCAGATTGAGCCGCCTTCGCTCGTCGTCCGCGATGATCTGCGTGTCTCCCGAACCTCCGCTTTGCACGTCGGACGGAGATTTGAACCGACGCAGTTCGAGTCGAAGCTCGTTCAGCTCCTCGAACTCCGCTTCGTTGCGCGGCCCGTTTTGAGCCAGCGAGGCGACGCGCTCCTCAACGGAGGCCTTGTACTTTTTCAAGAACTGCTTGTCTTTGAAGTCTTCGTCGATCGGTTTGTTCCCGGCGTATTTGTCCATGGTGCGCACCTCCTCGCGGAGCTGCGAGATGCGATCGCTCACTCCGAGCTGATCCAGCGGATTGTTCATAAGGTTCGACGCCAAGATGACCCCGCACACCGCGAGCAACAGGGTGCACGAGATCATAATCTCCACGTAGGGGAAGGCCTGCGCTTGCTCCTGCATCCTGATGTAGTTGCACTTGTCGAACAGCTCGATCGTGCGGATCATCTCGGTGTATAGTCGACGACGCATGTTGGACTCTCCGGTTTTGGACTCCACCTCCTCTCCGCCCATGTTGTCCCGATACGCCTTGCTCACGCGCACGAACGTTTTCAGCTGATACTCCAACTCTTTGGTGTTTTTCTCTCGGATGAGCTTGTTGTACTCCAAGTTCGAGTGCGACTTGTACCAATAGGTGTACATGATGATGCACGACAGCATCCACACCGAAACAAAGATCGCCAAGTTCATCCGCTTGTCGTACATGTTAGGGGCGGTTTTCGGACTGCGTCGGTTCGCAGCGATGATCGCGTCGATGTTTTCCTCGAACTCTTTGTCGGTCACGTCGTTCGACATGACGCCGCCGTTTCCCGTTTATATTATACACCATTAAATTCCGCGCTCTCTTTACTCTCGTTGTTCAGTTGTTTCTTTTGCAGTTTGGACATGATCGACACGTCCACGGTCTTCCCGGTGTAGTACTTCCATCCGAAGTCCACCAAAATCAAGAAACTCACGGCCCAATACAGATAGATGTACTTTACGTAGATCGACGACTGGTGCACTTGCAGCTCGGCCGAGTCGTCCAACTCGTTGAGACGATCGTTGAAGAACTGCACGTTGGATTGGGTTTGCACCAAGGTGGTGTGAAACTTCTTGTAGTCGGCCAAAACCATGCCGTTCAGCTTCTCGTCGAACACGTCGAACGGGATGTATTTGCGCGGATCTTGAATGGCTTTCGAGCGATCCAGCGTGAGCGGATTCCGCAACACGCGCTCCTGCTGAGCGAGCTTCACTCCTCCGAGGATCTCCCGAAGGTTGTCCAAAAACACCGACTCGGACGACCCCTCTTGAGAGATGCTTATGAATCCGTCCACCGTCCAATCGAACGCCTCCAGTTGGCCCTCCAACACCGCGAAGATTAAGTCCACCTCGATACGCAGCGCCTTCCGATATTCGGTGGGCAAAGGCACCGAGGGAAGCGATCGCAGCAGCGAAAGCGCGCGCGCGTAGACGAGCGAGTTCGCCTTCAAATAGTCCGGATCGGCCTTCTCGTACACGTCTCGTCGCAAATCGAAGTTGGGTCGCGCTCGCATGCACATGTCGGTGTTCGCGTCCTGCTCGCACTCCATCACCGGGAGCGTCACCTCGTAGGTGGTCCCGTTGATCTCTTTGCGCACGTGCTTGGTCGACAGTCGACACACGCCGTCGCGCGTCGAGGGATACTCGAAGAAATAGACGGTGTTGTTCAGAAAGAGCTCCATCACCGTCAACACGTCTGACTTTCCCACGGTCGCTTTGTCGAACTGCAGTAGCAGGCGTTTCCATTCCGCGTTGTCGTCCGGGTTCAACGCTTTCATCAGATGCTCGTACTCCGGAAGCCGCAACGTCCGCAGTCGACGCACGCGCATGCTCAAGCTCTCGAATCCGGCAATGATCTCGCTCTCTCGATCCGCCGCCGCCAAGCTCTCTCTCGTGTCGATGTCGTCGCAAAAAAGGATGTTGGACCCCCCGAGTTTGTCCAACTCGAGATGCTTCGCGTGTTTCTCCACGTCGATCACGAGGCGAGACAGCAGTCCCTCCAGCTCGACCACGAAGTAGGTGTTGTACTCCCCGATCGTTTTGGGATCCACGGTGTCGTCGTGATACTGAAGTATAGCTCCCGCTCGTTTGCGCACCTGCTCCGAGGTTTTGAAGAAGTACCGTTCCTCCAGCTCCTCCTTGGAGGTTTCCGAGCTCAAGATGGCGTCCAACATCTTGGGGTGCTTACCACGAAGGAACTTCACACATTTCAAGATCACCTCGCGTTGTTTCGTGCTGAGACTCGCATTGCTGCTCCGCTCCACGAACTCCTTCAGATTGGTCACTACCCGATTGATCTGCGTGAGCTTCTCCATCCGTTTGACAGGAAGATCCTCGGCGATGTCCGATTTGTCGTAGTTGATCACGAACGACCGAATGTTGCTGTCGAAGTTGTCCCGGCACGACACCGCGTTCTTCAGCAACTTCTCCAGCGTTTCGATTTGCGTCACTCGAGATTGTGGGACTTTGTTGGAAGCGTTGAACTTGGTCAGCTCGAAGCTAATCGTGATGAGCGACGCGAACGGATTGAACAGAATGATCGTGATCAGCGCGTAGATCACCGTGACGTTGGTCTCCCGCATCGTGAACGCGTATCGAATCTGATTCAGCATGTACACCGTGATCACGCACGACAGCACGAACACCCCCACGTTGAACAGCGTTCGTACGATGCGCTTGCGCGCGTGATTGTCGTCCAGCTCGCTCTTCACCTTGCAGTTGTAGAAAGAGTACTGTTGTTTCAGTTTCTCGAAAGCGTCCGCCTCTTCCAAATCCTCGTCGACGTACTCTCGCCCGGTGACGTGGCACGCTTTGAGTGTGCGCGCCAACATGGAGAAGTCCGCCGAGGAGTATTCGGTCATGTCCGCCTCCAGGCTCTCGCAAAGGCCGTCTCGAGTGTCATCGGCGGATGTGCCGCGGGCGTCCGCCATCGTTAAGATATATGCAGCTTTTTTTCAACGCGTTTTTTTTGTGTGTCTCACTTAAGAACAGACGTCGATGAGTGCGGCGTTAAGTCCACTGCAGCTCGAGATCAAACTAGCTCAAGACACTTTGAACAAACGCTTGGACGAGATCGGCAACCTCAAGCAAGACGCGTACGTGAACATCTTCTACTACATCATCATCGTCGGAGCGATGTTGGCGTTGACCTACGTCATCCTGAGCGACATGTGGCGCGTCCTGCGCAACTACGAGGACTCCAACAAAGTGCCCACGCCCATGCAGGAACGTAAGAACGCCGGCGACACCGACGATTACGTGTACGAGCCGCCCGCGGACACGAACGCGAACATTTCGAAAGAGATCGTCGACAGTTTGAAGGACACCGACGCGAACATCAAGGAGCACATGCGACCCATCACGGAGTTCAAGGCGCGGCACGATCTGGACGCCGCGCTGTACACGAAAACCGGCGTGGGCACATTGAGCCCGCGAGACGACAGCTACGCGTACGACCCCGATCGCGCGGGAGACGGCTACTGGAGCATGCTGTTTCAAAAGCCGGTGTACCACTCGGTGCTGAACTCCGACCCTCGCCACAACTTCGCGTAGACTCGGAGAGTCTTTATTTAAGATGCTCGGGAGCTTTTCTATCAAACAAATCATCATGTGGGGCTTCGTGTTTTTCCCGACCGTCGCGTCCGTGTTGTTGTTCGTCGCGCCCTACATTCGATCGCCCAAACCACCGCGAGTCGCCTTCGTCACCTTCGAATCCGACCACGCGCACATCGAGTGCCCCTTCTTACCCATGGATCCTTCCTCCAAGGACCTCCTCACCGCATTCAAGTTGCAAGAGCATCTGCTCCGTTACTTTTCCGAAACATACATCGTAGAGGACAATCGCGAAAAAAAATGGCACGCTTCCGGAAGATTCCACGACGACGAGACGAAGAGGCTTCTAGAAAACATGTGCGTGACCGGGCCGTCCTCTTGGAAGATGTTCCCTCTCCTCTAGATGTTGTCGATCAGATCTTCCACCACGGTGTTCGCGCGCACGATTCGATCGATGTCCGAGTACGCGGTCTTCAATTCGGGATCTTTCTCCTTGGTGTCCGCCCAACTCTCCGACAGATGGCGACGTACCAACTCCATGTACACGCACATCGCGACGATCGTCGAGTACAGTCGCACCGTGTCCGGAAAGTGCGACACGACGCTGCTTATCACCATCGCGAAGCACATCGACTCGAAGCACATCCACGAGATCAATCGCGGGTTGGAAGCGCGACGACGCTCCAAAATTTTGGACACGCGCTTCCAAGACTCCGCGAGTTCCGACTGATTCTTCGAAAATCCTTGCAGGTAAGTACGCGTCTTCGTCAAATCCTCCACCTCCTCCTCGAGGGTCTGTTGTGACATCTCGGACTCCTTCTGAAGCGCGCTGAGTTTCGTGTTCAGCTTCTTGCACTCGGTCTCCAACTTGTCGTTCTTACTGATAATGTAGTCCACATATTTTTCTTTCGACGACGCGTCGTCGCCACGCATCGTCGACATCGGATGGTTGTTCGAGGGGGTCGCGAATGCCATGGATATCGACTCGTACGATTGATTGGTTGTTGTGTCTGTACGGTTTCCGTCACAATCAACTTCAATTTTTTTTTTAGTTCGAAGGTTTGAGATAACGCACCACCATTCCCTCCACATCGTAAAAGTACTTCAAGGCGTCCTCCAAATGCCATCTGGATTTGTCGTTGGCGATGACGTCGTGATCCAAATACAACCACGCGATGACCGCTAGCGCGTACGCTCCGTTGATCGCCACCGCGTAGCCGAGAGAGGGACGAACCTTGGACGTCGACACGACGCTTACCGCGATGGCGACACAGTAGAGCGCGCCCAAGAGCGCGCGACGATCTCGAGCGTACGCCACCGCGTTCACTGCGAATATCGCGAACACGGCCAACACTCCGAGCACCACGTCGCGGTTTCCGAAGTAGAGCCACATCTCGCCGAACAGCACCGACGCAAAAAACAGGTAGATAAAGTTCAAGGTGTATCGTAACGGTTTCTTTCGAGGATCCGTAATGTAGAAACCAATAGAAAACAATATGGACAACGACGTGTTCACAATCGAAAACCACGGGTGACGCGCGATCGCAGGATCAAGGTGGCAAAAAATCGCGACGATCGTGACGTGATAAAGCATGACCGTAGTCAGCACGGCGTGCACCTCCGTCACGTAGTTCGAATCCGTACGAGCGTCGCGAAGCGTTCGACGCGTTCTCTCCGCGGAGAGCAAGGTCCCCAACACATAACCAAGCAAGGTCACTTTCATATTTACAAATTACGTAGGTGTTTTTTGGTATCTTAATCCACGTCGGAAATCGTTACCTCCGGAGGAGACTCCGACGCGGTTGCTCCGGAGTTCATCGTAGCACTCGAAGCGGTCGCGGTGTCGCGAATCAGCTCGTTCAGCGCCTCCTCGCTCTCGCGCTTCACGTCCTTCAGCTCCTCGGTCGAAGCCGTCGTGTTCTCCTCCAACCACTTGAGCTTCTCCTCCACGATCGCGCTCGCCTTGTCTTTGATGTTCGCGTCGAGCCCCTCGTTCGTCGCCAAGGAACCTTTCATCGTGAACAGATAGTTCTCGAGCTCGTTGCGGGCGTCCACGCGCTCGCGCGCACGAGCGTCCTCCTCGCGGAATCGTTCCGCGTCGGCGACCATGCGCTCGATGTCGTCTTTCGAGATGCGACCGCTGTCGTTGCTTATGGTGATCTTCTGCGATTTGCCGGTGCTCTTGTCCTCCGCGGACACGTTCAGGATGCCGTTGGCGTCGATGTCGAAGGACACCTCGATTTGAGGCGTGCCGCGCGGCGCCGGAGGGATCCCGGAGAGCTCGAACTGGCCCATCAAACGGTTGTCCTTGGTGAACTGACGCTCGCCCTCGAACACCTGAATGGTCACCGCAGGCTGATTGTCTGCGTAGGTGGAGAAGACCTGCGCCTTCTTGGTGGGAATCGTGGTGTTGCGCTCGATCAAACGCGTCATCACGCCGCCCGCCGTCTCGATCCCCAAAGACAAGGGGGTCACGTCCAACAGCAGCAGATCCTGAAGCGTCTCGTCGGACTCGCCGGACAGAATGGCGGCCTGCACCGTGGCACCGATCGCTACCGCCTCGTCCGGGTTGAGCGACTTGCACAACTCCTTCCCGTTGAAATAGTCCGAAAGCAACTTCTGAATCTTAGGGATTCGAGTCGTACCTCCGACAAGGATGATTTCGTCCACGTCTCCTTTGCCCAACTTCGCGTCTCGAAGCACGTTGTCCACCGGGTCCATCGTACGCTTGAACACGTCCGAACAGAGCTCCTCGAAACGAGCGCGCGTGATGGAACCGACGAAATCGATCCCGTCGAACAGACTGTCGATCTCCAAGGTGGCGTTCGCGCTCGAGGACAGATTACGCTTGGCCTTCTCGCACGCCGTACGAAGACGGCGCATCGAACGAGGGTTTTGGGTGAGGTCCTTCTTGTGCTTCCGAGAGAACTCCTTGCAAAAATGCTCCACCAGCAAGTTGTCGAGATCCTCGCCACCCAGATGGCTGTCGCCCGCGGTCGCCTTCACCTCGAAGATTCCGTCCTCGATCGAAAGGAGCGTCACGTCGTGCGTACCACCGCCACAATCGAAGATCAGCACGTGCTGCTCCTTGGTTCCCTTCTTGTCCATGCCGTACGCGATCGCGGCGGCGGTGGGCTCGTTGATGATGCGCAGAACGTTCAGCCCCGCGATCACGCCCGCGTCTTTGGTGGCTTGACGTTGCGCGTCGCCGAAATACGCCGGAACCGTGATCACCACGTCCTTGGCCTCCGTACCGATGTATCCCTCCGCGATCTCACGCATTTTGGTCAGCACCATCGCGGAGATCTCCTCCGGAAAAAAACGCTTGCGCTCCCCTTGATAATCCACCTCGACCTTTGGTTTGTTGTTACCGTCGTTCACCACATCGAACGTCCACAGTTTCTTGTCCTGCTGCACGTGCTCGTCGTCGTACGACCTCCCCAACAGTCGCTTCGCGTCGTGGATCGTGTTCTTCGGATTCATGCTCGCTTGGTTCTTCGCGCCGTCTCCGATGAGACGCTCCTCGTCCGTAAACGCGACATACGAAGGTGTCGTGCGGTTTCCTTGATCGTTCGCGATGATTTCGGCGCGTCCATGTTGATACACCCCTACGCAGCTGTAGGTCGTACCCAAGTCGATTCCGATGGCCACCATGGTGTACAGATCGTATCGGGGTCTGTTATACGAAAGTGGTGTATAATCTTAAATGGATTTTCATATCTTGGATATCTTTTCGGCGACGCACTTGCAGGCGTTCAGATCCACCGACAGTTGCTCGTGCATGCGTTTCTTCATCTGACAAATTTTGGCGCAATCGTGATACTCCGGCATCAGACAAGTGGTGCATACCTTCTCTTGACAGTACTTGCACGCCATCGAAAAATCCACTCGCTTCTTACAATACGCGCATCGTGAGCGTGCCATGTGCACGTACGGTCTCACTTGTATAGTGTATATAGGTATTCTCAATTTTTTTATGATAAATTAAATTAAACCAATGGGTGTGGGCAGCTCGTCGGAACTCGTACCGGAACGTAAGGTGTTCCACCAAGAGTTTCGTGAAATCAACCGTATGCTGAGTGAGGTCCTCAACGAGACGGGCACCTTTCGCGAGAACAAGTACAACATGTTCGTAAAGGGTCAGTGCGAGGCGATGACCTTGGTCACCGAGAAGCGCCTGAAACGTCACGCGAAGTTCGAGCTTCAGGGCCTAAAGGACAAACTGTACATGATCCCCAACACGGAAATGGTGGAGACCAAACGCGATCTGTGCCACGCCATCAGCATGCACTACGTTCGCATTCTGCGTTTGCTCCACACCGTGCGTCGTATCTACGACGTGGAGAGCCAAGGGGACTACAGCATCGCGGGGATCCTCCTTCGTAACATCACCATTCGCGAAGGACTGGTGGAGGCGCGCTTCTGCGCGGGTCCGCAAGAGGAGCTCGGAACCTTCGACAAAGGGGTGGACTTTTCCAAATTGGCCGGATTCCGCACCTTCGTGGACGACATGCTCTCCCCTCAGGAGCGTGGCGTCTTCATGGGGCACCTTCGCGAGCTTCTCAATCGTGCGGACATGCGATTCATTCGAAAGTGGATCGATCGCGACCTCCTAGTGTCCAAGCGAGAGTACAAACGCGTCTACCGAGGCGGCGATCCCAAAGCCGTCTTCGTGAAGGTGGCCGCAGGCAACCCCGTTCTCAGTTGGCAGCTCTGCGCCAATCAAAAATCACACATCGCGAAGGTGAACCCCGAGCTGCTTCGCGCGATCAAACAGTTCCGTGACCGATATCGCGCGAACATGCGCGAAATCCAAAAATCGATAGGAGCGTTGCTTCGCGAGGACGACGCGAGCCAACTGCGCGATGTGAACGATGCGGAACTCGATGGGATCGAACGAGAGCTGAAACGCACGCTCGTGCTGTTCTTCGTGGAGTCGTTGGTGAACTACCGCCACGTTCTAACGGTGGCCCAAAAATATTCGGTTAACAGAAATGAATGAAGCACTGTTAAATCGTGACGTGACCGCGGTGTGTACGGAGGTCGCGCGTCACTTCACTCACAAGGACGGCGCGCGCCGAATGCTCGCAGAGATCCGCGCGTTCGCGATGGAACACCTGCTGTTCGTTCCGAATACGTACGTGCTCGAGTTTTACGTCACGCGTTGCAAGGACGTCGAACGCACCGAGGGTCGACTGCAGCGTATCGCCGCGATCGAGTTGGCCTCGTTCGTTTCGATCTGCTCTCGCGCTCCGTGTCCCCCGCGTCCGAGCAAGGGGATCACCAAAGACCCCGAGGTGGTGCTCACCGCCGAACTTCGAAGAATATTACGAGGAGAGTCCCCCAAAGATCAAATCGTCGAACGATGCGTAACCACGTTGGTCAAAAGCGAAGATACGAGCAAACGGATGTGGACGGTTGCGGAACAATTGAGTTCGCATCGTGAGCACGTACAACGATTGCGTGCAATGACGCAGACACCGATCGCTCGAGCGAAACAGTCCGCGGACGCGCTGTGCGCCGCGTTTCGTACGTTGTGGGCGAGTAAGGAGTACTATCGGGATATATCCGAGTACAAACCGATCGTCATGCAATGCATGATCAAAGGGGAGTATCTCTACGAATCGATGGACGTGGTGGACGGCGCGTTGCGACTGTACGAGTCGTGTTTGTACTATCAAGCTCGTGTAGAGAACGCGATGATGCGTAGGACACGCTCCGCGTCACCGGAGCCTACTCCACTTCGTACCGTCACGTTGTGAGTTTGTTTTTCTTGTGCGTATACAATAGAAAACAATACACTCGAAATGCCGTGGAGCGAAAGCGCGCTGCAATGCGCGTTGGGCACCATGCTAGACAAGGATCTCTTAGAGGCCAACGGTCGCGTTCGGCGAAACACCGAGTCCATGTTCACAAAACGCGTGATCGTGGGCTACGCGTTGTACCTTCATGTTCGCGGAAGATTGTTCGACGACAAGCAGATGACCTTGGACCGTCTAGAGAGGCATCTGATGCGCGCCACCAAAACCGACGTCGTCTCCATGATCAACGCCCGTCTCGGTACGCATATTCGCACCCACACCACGGTTCGCGGCACCCGCTCCCCGCAACTGGTAGAAGTCTCAGTGCGGAAAAAACAGTCGATGCGTTAGATCGTTCAACTCGATCCCATCCCACTTGTCGCCCTCTTTCGTCTCGTATCCCCAACCCGCGGGAAGCACGATCACGTTCGCAGGCTCCACGCGCATGGGTACGCTGACACCGAGCGAAGTCACCTGAAGCTCTTGATCCTCCTTCCCGACATGATGCAACAACGTGAAGCGAGACGTCGTACGAGTGGGTACGGTTTTCACCGCATGCGCATCCTTGAAGAAATGCAAATATCGGAACGCCGGTGCGTTCGCCAACTGATTCAAGTCGTCAACAACGTCGTGAATCAACACCGGATACTTTTCGTGCAGAACGGTGTCCGTCAACGTGTCCGTGCGCACCTGTACGATACGAAAATCCTTACGAACGCGTAGTGTGAGCCACACGTACCAGGCCAAAAACGTGCAGAGCACAACAAGCAACAGCATCTCCTCTTTCAAGTGTACTGCAAAAATTTATTTAAGGTTTTGAACCACCGAGACGAATACCAATATTCAAAGAAGGATCGTAAACATGTCTACAACCGATATTACCCCTCCGACCACTGCCAACGATTTCATCCCCGTTTCCGAAGAGTACGAAGAGATCATAGAAAATCACGATCACGGCGAGGTGATCGGCAACTGCAAATGGTTCAACAAGAAACTCGGATACGGTTTCATTACCATTTACACCGGTGAAAAGCGTGGTGTGAACATCTTCGTGCACCACACCGGAGTCAAGCCTCTCAACAGCAACTTTCGCACCCTTCGTAAAGGGGAGTACGTGCACTTCAATATCACCAACGGCGCCAACGGCCTTCAAGCCACCGACGTGACCGGAATCATGGGAGGCCCCTTGATGTGCGACAACATCGAAACTCGCCGCCCCTCCATGGACAACAAACGTATGCACGTGGTGTAAGGCGTCGTGACTCACTCCTCGAGGGATGGTGCCTGATCGCGTAGCATCGTCGTGACGAAGTACGCGAGGATAAGCACACTAGTGCTCAAGAACATCGTCCTCCCAAACAGAGACACCGGTTGCGGGATGTTCGAAAGCGCGGTCGGCGTCATCGCGTGACAAAATCGCTCTCGACGACCGTTACGACAGTAGGTGTCGAAGCACAACCCGCGCAAATTCCGCTTCTGCGACTCGGAAAGATCGAGCGTGTCGATCGAGCGACAGATCGACTTCGTCGTAGAATCGAAAAATTGCATCTTCTTGTCACAATCCCTGTAGAATTTCAGCTTCATTTTCTTGTAGTCCGCGATCAGCTTGCGACGCGCGGACGGTTTCATCTCCATGAACTTCGCGTCTGGGATGAACTCTCGTGGTTTGTACGGTGTTTTCATCGACATGTTGCGGAAGACTCGGTAAATGTTCGCCTGCGGACAGAACTTGGGTTCCCCCTCCATTTTGCGCACACACGTCAATCGCCCGGTTTGGTCGTCCGGCACGTAGTTCGTCCCACACTCTCGCATCGCCAACAAGAGACGCTCGTTACGATTGCGAGCATGATAGCCTCCCACCTCGTACCACGCGCTCGGTTTGTTCTCGACCGCGATGAAGTAGCGATAGAAAATGGGGTACAAACGCCCGCGGAAGAGATTGACGTCGACGCCCAACCCGAATATGAGCGTAAGCGCGGCGAAGATCGCCAACAAGATCAGATTCCAAACGGAGAAATACAGCAGAACCCACGGATACACGAAGAACTCCGCGAGCATTACCCCCTTGATCGGAATGTTGTACAGGATGACAACCGGCAAAAATGCGATCAAAATCACCAGCCGCGCGAAAAACTCGATCAACGACAACGGGTTGGTGATCAATTTCACGAACCCTTGGACGATGGACCCGATCGACTTGAAGAAGTCCTTGATCAGATTGAAAAATTTCATGATACCTTGAGGAATCGCCTTCACGATGTCTAAGATGCTGTTGAGCGGCTTCAGAAGCACATTCATCGCTCCACCCATCACTTTCTTGAACCCACCCGTGATTCCCTTCGTGATGCCCTTCAGTTTGAACCCCTCGATCACATCGTCATCGGTTCCGTAGTCTCGAAACCCTTCTTTACCGCTCATAATCAGGCCTATCACCTTCTTGATGCTCAACACGTTACGAATCCAATGCACCGTGAACTTGTAAGCCGGCGGAGGTTTCAGCTTGAAGAGCGACATCCATTGATCGAAGATCATGTAGTTGATGTGAAACCGACGTTGCGTGTCCAGTCGCTTCAAGTAGATCTTACGGGCGAACTCCGGATCCGGATGTCGGCTTCGGTTGTAGTCCACCAACCGTTGACGATAACGCTCGTAGTACATCATCCCGTTCATCAAGGAGATGTAGGTGTTACCCACGTTGTCCAACCGCTCCTCTTTCTTCTCGTCCGAATCTAGCATGTAATGGAGTGTGAAGTCCACCGCGACCTCGATCTCTTTCCGATTGGTTAAAAAGTAGATTTGGTCGAGCATCGTTTGGTACAGTCGAAGCACCTCGTACGCGCGCGCGTCGGTGTAGACGTTCTGCGACTCGCCCTCCGCGGTGATCACTCGCGAGTTGTAGACGTAGTTCTCCACTTCGAAATAAATCGTACTGTACAGCTTTTCGTACTCCGACTTCTCCAAGGCGTCGTAGATCACCATCAGTTTGGTAATGGAGTCGTACGCCTCCTTCAATGCGGGATCGAGGTTCTCGTAGGTGCTGTTGGAGTAATCCCGTGCGCACGCGTCTTTGGATTGTGCGCTGTTTTGCACGTAACGCACATAGCCCTCCATGTCCTCCGGAGACGCGTTCGGAACTTTGTCGAACACGCCACGCTTCAACTCCTCCAAGAGTTGATCCGCGATCGCTTTCGGATTCACTTTCGCACCGCCTTCGAATTTCGCAATCTCGTCCGATAGGTCGCTCGGAGGAGAGTCGTGTTGCTTCGCAATGTTGTCGTATCTCGTTTTGAGCGGTGGATCCAAAAACCGCGCGTAATCCGTGAAGGTCTTGTTGTCCTTCGGGTTGTCCATGTGCGCCGCGTCCACAAAATTCACCACCGACTTCGTCTCCACGTAGGTTTCGAAGGCCTCCCGAGAGTCCACTATTGTCTGAAGGATATCGAACAGCTCTTTGTTTTTCTCGACGTCGCCGAGTTTCGCCGATCGTGACCATACGAAATGCGTGTTCACGAACGCGGTGAGTTTGTCTTTGAACTCGTCATCGTCCGCCGCCCCCTTCAAAACCGCTTGGCTGTCGACAAACGCCTTCAGTTTCGGAATCGCCTTTCCTAGATTTCCGATCTTCGTGTAGCCAAGAAACGCGTCAGCTATCGTTTTATCGTAGTTGGGCAAATCTGGACGAATCATCGCATAGATCATCGTCGCCATTTCGTTGGAGAAATCTTGATTCAAAGGCTCCAACGGCACTAGGTGCGTCACTTGCGGCATCCGAAATCTTCGAAAGAACATGTGCTTGAAGAAGATGTATCCGAGCACGATCGCCACAGAGGCACCGGCGGCGAAATACATGTAATACTGCAAACGGAAGATGAACATCGAACGTCGGGCGTCCTTCATCAATCCCAAGTTCAGCTTCGAAGCTCCGCCCAACACGTTCGCAGGGTTCACCGCTTGCTTCTTGAACGCGAGCAGCTTCTTTTGCTCTTTCAGAACATCCGACCCTGCTTTCTTGAACGAAACCTTCTTTCCTTTCATTAGATCCCCAGCCATGTCCATGGCTTTCCCTTCGAGCGCCTCCTGTTGCGCCTGCAGAGCTTCCGTAGCTTTGTTCGTGAGCGCCTCCTGTTGCGCCTCGAGCATCTCCGAGGCTTGATTCTGAATCGCGTCCGCAACTATCGTTCTCGGATTCAAATCGGGAGAGGGGGGCTCTACCGAAGCGTTGGAGTCTACCGAAGCGTTGGAGTCTACCGAAGCGTTGGAGTCTACCGAAGTGTTGGAGTCTATCGAAGCGTTGGAGTCTACCGAAGCGTTGGAGTCTACCGAAGCGTTGGAGTCTACCGAAGCGTTGGAGTCTACCGAAGCGTTGGAG